CCTGTTGAATACTTGGAAGCAATTTCTAAAGGACTAGACCCAGTGTGGGACTCTGAACTTAAAAAATATGTTTACGATGACCCAAACGCTACTAAAAATACTACCAACACAACAACATTAGGTAGTACCTCAGACCCACAGGCAAACGACCCACAAGATGAAGACTTACCATTTTAACTAGGGATATGGCATTGAAAAAAAGAACATTTTCAGATTTGAAAAATAAATTCTCAAAGAAAGCTAACTTTAAACCAGAAAGATTTTTTGATTTAGGGAAAGCTTTCCTTGATGCTACTGGTTTACCAGGACCAGCTATGGGACATTTACAAATGTTTCTTGGTCATTCAGATACTGGAAAAACAACAGCTTTAATAAAAGCAGCTGTTGATGCTCAAAATAAAGGGATTTTACCAGTATTAATTATTACAGAACAAAAATGGGGGTTTGAACACGCTAAACTTTTAGGTTTTGACTGTGAACAAGTTGTAGATACTACTACTGGTGAAATAGATTGGGATGGATTTTTCTTATTTAACAACGACTTTCAATACATAGAAGAAATTACGGATTATATTAATACGTTACTTGATGCACAAGACAAAGGAGAATTAGAATATGATTTATTATTTTTATGGGATTCTGTTGGTTCAGTACCTTGTAAAATGACTTTTGATGGTAAGGGTGGTAAAATGCATAACGCAGCAACATTAGCTGATAAAATTGGTATGGGGTTAAATCAAAGAATTGGTAAATCTAGAAGACAAGATTCTAAATATACAAACACACTAGTGGTCGTTAACCAACCCTGGGTAGAACTACCAGATAACCCATTTGGACAACCTAAAATAAAAGCTAAGGGTGGTGAATCATTATGGTTAAATTCTACGTTAGTTTTTAGATTCGGCAATCAAAAAAATGCTGGAACTACAAATATTTCAGCTGTTAAAGAAAAAAGAAAAGTTAAGTTTGCTACTAGAACTAAAATAACAATTATGAAAAACCATGTTAATGGTTTGGGGTACGAAGACGGTAAAATACTTATAACACCACATGGATTTATAGCTGGTAGAGAATCCACAGAAGAAAAAAAATCAATAGAAAAATATAAACAAGAAAACGCTACTTTTTGGTCTGAGCAATTAGGTACTGGTGGTGATTTCGATTTAAAAATAGAAAAAGAAAATGACTAAATTAAAAACAGGAGATAAAGTAAAAGTACATTATGTTGGTACTTTAAAAGATGGTTCACAGTTTGATAACTCTAGAGATAAAGGTGAAGGGTTAGAATTTACAATTGATGATGGACAACTACTAAAAGGATTTAACGATGCGGTTAAAAATTTAGAAGTAGGGAAAACAACTAAAGTAGATGTTAAATCGGAAGAAGCTTATGGAAAATACATTACTGAGGCTGTGATAACAGTACAAAAAAGTGAATTTCCAGAATCTCTAAAATACGAACTAAATGGTTTTATCCAAGGACAAGATGATAAAGGAAGACCAGTACAGGGACAAGTTGTAAAGATTGATGAGGAGAGTGTAAACTTAGATATGAACCATCCTTTAGCTGGTGAAGATTTAAGTTTTGAAATAGAATTATTAGAAATAGTAAAGTAAAAAATTGTTTAACCTTTTAAACGTGTGTTTTGACAAGAACATTATTAGTTGACGGAAATTCCTTATTAAATACTGGTTTTCATGGTATAAAAAATATGTATAATGGTACAGACCATATAGGTGGTCTATACCATTTTCTTAATACCTTAAGAAAATTAATAGATACCTACATACTTACTAAAATAGTGGTTTGTTGGGACGGGGAAGATAACACCAAACCCAGACTAGAATTATATCCAGATTATAAATTAAATAGGAGGACAAAACCTAAGTCAGAATATGACTTACAATCATATGCTAGACAAAAATTACGGGTACAAGAATACCTAGAAGAACTTTATGTTAGACAAGCAACCTTTAAATGGTGTGAAGCGGATGACTGTATAGCACACTACTGTAAAAAAACAATCCAAGAAGAAATAATTGTACTAACATCCGACAGAGATTTATTACAATTAATATCTAAAAATGTATCAGTACATATAATTTCATTAAATAAATTATTTAAAGATGGTGATAAGGTACCACTAAACGGAGTTAACATACCACCGAACAATGTTAGGGTAGTTAAAACTATATGTGGTGATTCTTCAGATAATATATATGGGATAAAATTAGTTGGGGTAAAATCCCTAATAAAAATAAAACCAGAAATACTAGAAAAAAAAGTATCTTTAGAGGATATAATAAAGACTATAAAATCCAAAGATAAGATTAACAAAAAAGAACAAAATATATTAGAAGAAGTAACCCAAAAAACCCCTAATATTAACCACAAAGGTTCGATATTAGAAACAAACTATACTATTATAGGGGTTGGGGAACAATTTCTAACTAAAGAAGCCGTAAACGGAATAAACGACCTATCAAGAGAAGCTATAGACCCAGAAGGTAGACACTGGAAAAATGCTTTGGACTTGATGATGTCAGATGGAATTCTTAATATTTTACCTAAGAAAGATGATTCTTGGGTAGATTTCGTAAGACCATTTTTAAGATTAACAAGAATAGAAAAAGATTTTTATAAAAATAAAAGACATGAGTAAAATTAAACAAAGAGTAGAAAACACACAAAAATGCGAATTCGTATTAAAATTAGGTAATAATATAGTTTGTCAAAGATTCTTTTCAGTAAGAAACTTCAACGATAGAGCGACACAATCAATAGATATACATTACGCGATAAGAGATATTGTAGATGATATTGTTGATAGATTAAAGCTTAAAACTTTATATTTATTAGAAAGTAACTATAAAGAAACCGTTATAGATGAAGCTCAAGAAGATGAGTATTTTACGATAACTTTAAAGAAAGGAAATAAGGTATTTTACGACACAATTACACCTGCCAGTATCTACCCCCCAAAAGTTAGGTTCACCGTAGACATAAGACCACAAATATCTTCTATACTAAGAGAACTAACATCAGTACTATCACGAAAAAAAGTTACAACAAACTACCAAGATTATAACTTAATCGTTAACTAATCTAGTATTTATTACAATAACAAAATAATATGACAGACAATAAAAACTTCGGTTATCTAGGATATAATTTCCAACTAAAACTAATTAACCTTATAGTAACCGATAACACTTTTTTCCAATCAATAATAGATGCTATAACCGCAAAATATTTTGACAACCAATACTTCAGATTAATTATGCAATTAATTAAAGAGTATTACGAAAAATACCAAACCGCACCGTCATTTGAAGCCTTAGACCAGTTAACAAGAATAGAAATTTCTTCTGAAATGGCAAGAAAGAATATTTTTGATATGTTAAGGGAAGTTAAAGACGCTTCATTTGAAGACCACATTTTTATTAAAGAAAAAGCCTTGAATTTCTGTAAACAACAAGAACTTAAGAAAGCTATTAGGAAAGTGGAAAATATAATGGAAAAGGGTGATTTTGAAAGTTATGATAAATGTGAAGAACTAATTCGTGATGCTATTAAAATAGGTGATGGTGACCAAGGTAGTTTTGAAATTTTTACAGAATTAGAAAAATTATTAGAGGAAGATTATAGACATCCAGTACCTACAGGTGTTGATGGTTTGGATAATATATTAAACGGTGGATTAGCCAAAGGAGAAATTGGTGTTATTTTAGCACCTACAGGAGTTGGTAAGACAACCATGTTAACTAGATTTGCTAATACAGCATTTAATATGGGGTATAATGTGTTACAAATATTTTTTGAGGATAACCCTAAAATAATACAAAGAAAACATTTTACTTGTTGGACTGGTATACCTAATGATAAATTAAGTGAACACAAAGAAACCGTATTGGATAAAGCTGATGAAATGAAAAAAACCGGTGGTAAGCTAATACTAAAAAAACTACCATCCGATGAGATGAGTATGTTACAAATTAAAAACCAAGTAAGAAAAATTATATCAGAAGGTACAAAAGTTGATATGGTTCTAATTGATTATATCGATTGTATATTACCAGACCGTGCATTTAATGATGAATGGAAAGGTGAAGGTTCAGTCATGAGAAAATTTGAAGGTATGTGCCATGAGTTAGACATAGCAGGATGGACAGCAACTCAAGGAAACAGAACCTCTATAAGTTCTGAAGTTGTGACCACAGATATGATGGGTGGGTCAATTAAAAAAGCACAAGTTGGTCACGTTATTATATCTGTAGCTAAAACGTTACAACAAAAAGAACTTGGTTTAGCTACAATAGCTGTTGTTAAATCTAGATTAGGTAAAGACGGAGTAATTTTTGAAAATTGTAAATTTGATAATGGAACACTAGAGATAAATACAGAAACAACCCAAACGTTCTTAGGTTTTGAAGAAGAAAAAACCAATAGAAATAGAGAAAGAGTAACTCGAGCTCTACAAAGAAGAGAACAAATAATAAATAAT